TTAAATTAAAATATTATGAAAAGCACAAAAACTTTTAAATCAAAGTCATATAGACTAACTAGAGAAAACGCTCCGCTATCCCTTATCTTAGCGTCGCGACACACCCAAAGATATCCTTTACTTTATTTTGATGAAGCCACTGGTGTAAATAAACCTTTAAGATATGCACGAAATCAAAAAAGTCCGTTTCAAGACGAACAAGACGAGACAGCTATTTTAGAGCCTATTATTTTTGAAGATGGTTTTTTAACGGTTGATAAAACCAATCAAGTATTACAAAGGTTTTTAGATCTTCACCCTGGCAATGGGAGAACTTTTGTTGAAATAAATAAAGCTAAAGAAGCTGAACAAATTGTACAAAGTTTTAACCTTGAAGTTGACGCTCTTATAGAAGCTAGGCAATTAGAGCCAGATCAAGTTGAGAATGTGTCTAGGGTTTTATTTCAAAAAGACGTTTCACGGGTATCACTCGAAGAGCTAAAACGTGACATTTTAATGTTTGCTAAAAACAATCCACAAGACTTTATGACTTTACTAAAAGACCCTTCGCTCAAGCTTAACGCTACAGTGCAAGGATTTTTTGATAAAGGCTTACTTTCTTTAAGAAATAAAGATAAAGAAATCTGGTACAATACAGCTTCTAATAAAAAGAAACTAATGAATGTACCTTACGGAGAAGAGCCTTTATATATGGCGGTATCTTTTTTTCAAAGTGATGAAGGTATTGAATCCTTTAAACATCTTAAAGAATTAGCTAAAAACACCTAGGGATATTTGTTGTATCTTTGTAGTTATTATTAACCCTTAATTTCATTATTATTATGGATAAATATATTAGAATACCGGTTACCAATGAAGGTAGCCAATTAGTTCAAGCCAATGACATAAAACTCATTGAGCAAGCAAGCACAACTACTCTCACGGTTAATTATGGATCGGGCAGAAAAAACACAATTACGTTTACACCTGCAGCTGGTTCAAACTTAACTGGTGTTAGAGATACTTTTCAAAGCGCTGTAGGAGCGGCTTTATCTACTGATTGGACAAGTGTTTCTTATGACTGGTCTCCAGGCATGATTAACACGAACACAGCAGGAAGCCCAACCATGCGTTTAGCTTCAGTAACTGGAATTGCAAATGCAAGTATTTAACCCTTAATCTCATTATTTATTATGGAAAAATTTTTATCAGTACCAGAAGTTGCAGCCGGAGGAAACGAACAATTAGTATCTATATCAGATATTAAACTTGTTACTCAAGCGAGCGCAACACAAGTAGACATACTTTATGGACAAGGCAAAACAGTAAGACTAACTTGGCCTAATAACCGAGGAACAGCAGAAATTCCTTTAGCAGGAGAAGATCTTCAAGACGCAATTTTAGACGCGTTATCTAAAGGATGGACAAACACATCAGTATATTATAAACCTCTTACAGACGGATATGTGTCCGGAATAGGAATAAGTTAAGAATTATGGAAATGGACAAATTATTATCAGTACCTGTGTCTTCAATGGTGAAGTCAGGTGCAACGAGTGGAGACGGATCTTCAACTCTTAAGTTAATTGATGCAGGACAAACATTTACCCAAGAGGTTTTAGTAGGTGACTATGTTTACGATACTACAACTAACAGCGGTACAGGCGGAGAGTTTTACAAAGTATCTGCAATTGACAGCGACACACAATTAAGTTTAACTTCTGTTGGCCCTGCTACAAACCCAGGTGTCCCTTCTGGAGCTACATATTATGTATTTTCAGGAACGTCACACATTTTAGCGGCAGGAACTACAACTAGCACAAGCGCTAACAATCTTGTAATGTCTTCAGGAACATTTGTTTCAGGACTTACACCTGTTAAAATAGGTGACACTGTGACTAACCAAACAGACGCTACAACAGCAACTGTAACTGCGGTAACTAATGACACAACGCTTGCGTTAAGCGCTGACATTATGGCTAACAGTGAACTTTTTATTGTTACTAGAGAAACAACTTTAGAATATACTCAGCTTTTAGGAGCAAGCGATATTGCTTTAACAGAAAACGTATCAACAGATGCGCAAAACGCATCTATAACAATTAGATACGGAAACGCATCAGGTGTTGAGCTTACGCTTCAATATATCCCGGATGGCATTTTTGCTATTGGAGATGAAACAGTAAGAAATGCTTTTCAAGATTATGTTATTAGAGCTAACGAGCAAGAGTGGTCTCAACCATCTTATCCATGGGCAAAACCACATGTTTTAAATGTAACAGATAACGGAACAACTGACAGTGCGGCGGCGTTTGCTTTAATAGAAAGCGGACAAAACTTTACATCTACAGTTTCCGTAGGTAATACAGCGGTAAAACTATCTACTTCAGAGACAGCAACTGTAACTGCGGTAGTAAGCGATACTCAACTTACCTTAGACCGAAGTATATTTGTAAGCGGAGAAGCTTATCAAATACTAGGTCCAAACAAAAACTTCTTACCCGTGTTTAATATAGCTACTTCAGCTATATAAGGGACGCTAAAATAGAAGGTATATCATAATGCTAAGAAGGAGGTCAAAAATAATTGACCTCTTTTTTTTTGCGTATCTTTGTACAAATTGATTACTAATGATAAACTCTGTACGCAACACCGTATTAGCGATTATTAATAAAAATAATTACGGGTATATTTCACCGAGTGATTTTAATTTATTTGCCAAACAAGCACAGTTAGATTTGTTTGATGAATATTTTATAAATTATAACCAACAAATAAACGAAGAAAACGCTAGAGTTTCAGGAACAGGATACGCGGATATTAAAAAAGGATATGAAGAGGTAATTGATTCTTTTTCAGTTACCGCTAATTTAACGCAAAGCGCTGCTAACGTATACACTTTGCCTTCTGACTACTATATAATAAACAAAGTTTTATGTTCAAGTGGAGGGCTGTTTAAAGGAGAAGCAGAAAGAGTTTCACAAAGCAAAATTACCTTATTGAGCAGTTCTCTTTTAACAACTCCTTCGGTTAACTATCCAGCTTATACTTTACAAGGAAACTTAGTAACGGTATTGCCAGCTACTTTTAACGGAGCTACTGACGTGTCCTCACAATATATTAGATATCCTTTAGATCCAAAGTGGACGTTTACTACAATTGTAGGAGGAGCTCCTGTATTTGATCAAAGTCAAGCTGATTTTCAAGACTTTGAATTACCTATTGATGACGCTAATGATTTAGTTGCAAAAATATTACAGTACGCAGGTATATCTATTAGAGAAGGAGACGTGTTTAAGTTTGGACAAATTGAAGAACAAATGCAAAATCAACAACAATAATTATGGCTTATATAGATCAAAAAAAATATTATACTAATGATGGCGTAGTGCCAACAGATTCAAATTGGGGCTCATATCAATACGTTAGCTTGCTAGACGTGGTAACTAATTTTTTATTGATGTATCAAGGAAACCATCAATTAATAAACAACACAAATAGATTTCAAATTTTATTTCACGCAAAACGTGGTATACAAGAACTAAATTACGATGCGTTTAAAATTATAAAAGCGTTAGAGCTTACTGTATATGATGATTTAAAATTTGTTTTACCTCCTGATTTTGTTAATTGGGTTAAGTTGTCATTGTTTAAAGATAATGTGATAAGAGATTTAGTTGAAAACATTCAAGTTCAATCGGCAACATCTTTTGCTCAAACTGGAACTTCAAGTTTTACTTATGACGCAGACGATAATGTTAATACACAAACATCTTCACTTGATACAGCACGAACAAATGGAACATTAGAAAGTATTTATTTAAACAATTTAAATGATGAAAACGCTAATCCAGGATTTAATAATTATGATTCTGATTTTGATAGTTCTCGTATTGGAGCTCGTTATGGATTAAATACAGAAACAGCTAACTTCAATCCCACCTTTACTATCGACAGAAAAGCAGGAGTAATTAATTTTGACTCTACTATGGCAAACCAACAGTGCATATTACAGTATATATCTGATGGGATGGAAAATGGTAATGACGACGCAGTAAGTGTAAACAAAATGTTTGAAGAATATATTTACGCATACATTAAATACGCGTTACTTAACAGTAAGTTTGGTGTTCAAGAATATATTGTTAATAGAGCACGTAAAGACAAACAAGCCCTTTTAAGAAACGCCAAAATAAGATTAAGCAATATCCACCCAAGCAGATTATTAATGAATTTAAGAGGTGAAAACAAGTGGCTAAAATAAAATGGCAAAAACACAAAGAAATTTTGTATTAGGGCGTATGAATAAAAGCCTTGATGAAAGGCTGCTCCGTAACGGAGAATATGTTGATGCGTTAAATGTAAGGCTCGGATCTACCGAAGACTCTGAGGTTGGTTCTGTGGAAAACGCCAAAGGTAATACCCAATTAACTGAGCTTTATTTTATTGATCCAAACACTAATACAAATGTTCCCTTAAGCAGCGAAGCTAGAGCAATTGGTGTTTATGAAGATGGAGCTAATGAGACTTTATATTGGTTTGTACATGACCCCAACTTTAGCTTAGGCGACACAGGAAAGCTTGACATGATTGTTTCTTTTAATTCGCTCACAAGTCAAATTGTTTATCATATAGTAAGCATTGACGACGGAGGTGGTCAAAATACTACTTTAAACTTTAATCCTCAGTTTTTAATAACAGGTACAGACAAAGTAAGCGACTTATTATTTTTTACCGATTTTTTAAATCCTCCTCGGTTTTTAAATGTTAAAAATGCTTACGGTGAACCTATCTCTAACAATGCCACTAGATTAACTCCTACTGGAGAGGTTGCTTTTGTTTTTACAGCTGGGTCAGTTACAAACAGCGGTATAACTATAGTTGGATTTCACCAAGGTACAGTAGATGGGTGTCCAACCCCATTGACTGCTGTCGGGGCTGGTGCAGCGCCTACCACTACTCAAATTAACTTACCAGGAACAGGATGCTATACAGGAATTCTAAACACATTAACTGTAACAGCAGTAAAAGAAACTAGAGGATTTGGGATACAAGGAGCTAATAGTTCTAGCGGAATAGCTCTTACAATGTTTACTCAAGTAGGGGGATCATCTACAGCTGTTTCATTAGGAATAATCTCAGCAACAGGCACAGGAAATCCTGGAACAGGTATATTAAGTGGAAATATAACAGGCAGTGATGGATCGAGTGGAACATATTTTTCTCGTTATCAACCAGCTCCATTTCAATTAACTGACGACAACGGAAATGTTTTTAACCCAGAGAGCATTGGATCTGTAACTTTATCTGGGCTTACTTTGTTTAATGGTGTAACTTATACTTTAACTATATAGCATGTCATATCTTGATCAATTTAGCGCTGAAAGTATACTAGTAATAAAAAAACCACCTGCTGCTGCACCTACCATTGTTACTAAAACTCAAAACAATGGAAGCACATTTTTAGAAGATAGGTTTCTTTGTTTTGGATACCGATACGAATATCAAAACGGAGAGTTTTCAGCCACTTCGCAATTTAGTTCTCCTGCATTTTTAGCAGGAACATACGCTTTTAATTCTTCAAGTTTTTTAAATGAAGGGATGTTAAATCAAATTAACGTTGTAGAAATAACATTTGATCCAGGCGGCCCTTTAGTTGTTGGAATAGAATTGTTGTACAAAGACATGAATGACGGTACAATAAAAATAATTGAAAGATTAAATAAAGCTGAACAAGGAATACCGAACACGCCAAGTCTTTTTACTTTTGTTTTTGAAGATCAAAAAATTTTTACGGTTCTACCTGAGTCAGAAATTTTACGACTTTATGACAATGTTCCTTTAAAAGCCCAAGCGCAGACTTTAATGGGTAATAGATTGGTTTATGGTAATTATTATGAAGGATATAATTTAAAAGACAGACAAAATAGAGCGGTAAATTTTACCTATAATCTTACATTAGATAACGACGAGTTTATATCAACCGCTTTAAACGAGACAATTAGTGACGGTTACTTTACTTTTGGACAAGCAGGAGGTGTTACCAACTCAATTGTTACCATTGATTTTCAAGGCAGACCTTTAAAAAAAGGATCAATAATTTCGTGGCAGATTACTTTTATGCACTTATCTTTTTATACCGACGCTGGTGTTGCTCCTACTTCTTTAACAACAGGGGTGACGGTAGATTTTAATTATTCTTTAGTAAAAGATTATGACACCGTTTATGATTTAGCAACTGACACTCATTTTATAAACGCCATCGGAACTTCTTCTAACATTCAAACAGTTCCCAATTCGTGTAACGGCAATACATTTACAGATGCTTTTAATTGCGCAATTCCAGCTACTTTAGGTTCGTTTGCTAAAACAGACAGCGGGATAACTGCCGCAGGTCAAGCTTTCACTATATTTGCTTTTCCTGATGAAGAGACTATTGGGCTTCAACTTTTAGCAATGAAGTGGGTAGACGGCGCAAATATTACTTATGAATATTATCAAATTATAGGAGCTACAGCTTTATACACAAACACCAACAACAATTACAGCCTACATAGCAACCGAGATTATGAAATAGGTATTGTTTATATGGATGATTTTAATCGTTCTTCTACAGCTTTAGTCGGTCCTTTTAACACAACTCACACTACATGTTCAGAATCTGTATATCTTAATAAAATAACAGTTAACATCCCAGGAGGTCAAGGAGCGTCACCCGCTCAAGTTGCGCCTTATTGGGCTACTCGCTACAAGTTTTGTATTAAATCAAGTAAATCAACTTACGAAACAATTTATGTTTCTCAGTTTGTACAAGAGGACAATGCTGCTCCTGTTTATTTTTTATTGCAAGGAGAAAACGCTAATAAAGTAGAGGAAGGAGACAGGCTAATTGTAAAAAGAGATACTTCAGGGGCTTTAGCTCAATGCGCTGTAGCAGTGGTTTTAGAAAAAACTACTCAATTAAAAGGGTTTATTAGTTATACAAATCCTTTAGATACGAGCACTACAATAGAAGCGCCGCCAGGGGTTTATATGAAAATGATTCCCACTAATTTTGGTGTTGACACGTTAGCTAATACTTTAATTACCTATGGAAATTTAACTGCAAGCGGCACAGTGCTACAGCAGAGTCCAATAGTTTATTACCCAGTGACCGTAGTTAATCCAGCAGGGACGGGTGCTACCGCCAACATTGACTATACTCTTCCTGTTGGAAGTGTTGTTGAAATTAGAATGTCCTCCAATAGGCCTGGTCGACCATTTAGAAACCGAGGAGGAAACTGTGAAAATTTATTATGGACATACGAGCAAGAATTTACTACTGACACTCCTTATGATAATTTTAAAGCATTTTTTGATGGGGAAGGGTTAGGGACACTAACAACTGGAGCTATACAAAAAAACTCAAGTTTTATTCAAGGAAGGGCCTCTCAAGATTTATCTTTTGATAATGGGCAAAACATTCAATATAACAATACATTATCTTCAAGCTCTTCTGATCCAGATTCCTCTTCTATGACGGGAGGAAATGGCAGTTTTAGCATGCAGTTTTTTAAAAACTCATCAACAGGTAAAACTTTTTTAGGTGTTACTGGAGGACAAAGATGCAGCGGAGAAGATCCTTCTCGATTAGATATTGATATAGTAGTAACCCGAGCGACAGCTTCAATTGTTTTTGAAACCCAGCCGCAAGACGCCTTGCCAGATGTTTGGTTTGAAAACGACTTATCTTTTTCTATTGACGCATTGGGTCAGCATTTAGGAAGCTTACAAGATCAAATTATAGACTTTGACAACTCGGGAACGGTTACAGCGCAAGACGCCATTATTGAAACAGGTTTTTCAAACTGTATTTCATTTGGAAATGGTATTGAAAGCTATAAAATTAGAGACTCAATAAGCGGTAAACCGCTTGAGTTTGGCAACCGCGTATCCACTACATCTTCTCAAATATATAAAGAAGCTCATCGTTTTGCGGATCTTACTTATAGCGGTGTTTTTAATGATGAAAGCAATGTAAATAAGCTTAACGAGTTTAATTTAGGATTAGCCAACTTTAATCCTTTAGAAGATTCCTTTGGTCCTGTTAGAAAACTATATGGAAGACGTACCGATATATTAACCTTACAAGAAGACAAAATATCTTATGTGCCTGTCGGCAAAGACTTACTTACGGACGCATCAGGAGGAGGCGCATTGACAAGTGTACCTCAAGTTTTAGGCGTTCAAATAGCGAGAGATGAAGAATACGGTATAAGTAATAATCCAGAAAGTTTTGCTGTATGGGGGTATGACAAGTTTTTTGTAGATGCAAAACGTGCAGCAGTACTAAGGCTAAGAGGAGGAAGTTCTGGACAAGAGGAGCTATCCGTTATATCGCAAGTTGGTATGCGCAGTTGGTTTAGAGACTTTTTTATTAATTCCATGGGTACACAAAAGCTTGGAGGATATGATCCTTACATGAATGAATTTGTATTAGCAGGAAACCTTCAGAATACTTTTGATTTTACCTCGTGTATTAGTTGTGATGTGTCAGAAAACTTAAGAATTACTCCTGGTAAAAGGAATATATATTGTGTTAACGTTGGTCAAGACGTGGGACAAGTAACTGTTAGTTATATTATTCCTGATGCGGAAAGCAACAATATAATAACAGAAGTTAACACTCCCTCAGGGGCAGGGTTACAAGAAATGGAAACAGAAGCTGGAGTATCTCCTATAGTCACAGAAAAAACAAACACAGGAGTGGGGTACACAATTAACGCTTATTACAACAATGTAAAATACACGAGCGGGTTAGTTTATGTTAGCGGCAGTTTTACTATACCAAAAAATGTTGCCGACGTTACTGATATTACAATAGAAGCTTCAACTTCAAGCACAGTAACAGACACAATAGAAGTTACAGTTAGCTGCCCTGTTCAAAATTTAATTACAGTATACAACATAGCTTTAACCAACAATTCAGACGTATTAAAAACTATACACAACGAATACAGATGGACAGATAATGTTACAAGCTCTCCGCTTCAATCTAATTTAGTTACTTTTGCATCTGGCACAAATCCTGTTGTTTCTCAGTACACTACCGCACAAGGGTCTATAGGGTCTAATGTAGTTCCTGATGAAGGAGCGTTAGTTTCAATAATTAGCAATAAGTTTGCAAGCGACACTTTTGACTTTAACACAATATCAAATAAACTTAAATACTTAAGAAGTGCAACAGTTTACAATAACACACCTAGTGAAATTCAAGCTTTGATAACAGCCTCTGCTGATGCAACTCCTATTGTAACTAATGGAGATGTAAATTCCGCTACTTTTACCATGCCTACAATGACTACTGCTGACAACAACTTGTATTTAATATGGGATTACAGGTCTATTACAGCTATAACTCTATGTCAAAACACAAGTGATTTTGGAGCTTTAGCTCAGTTTAATTCTTGTTGTTCATGCTCTCCTCCAGCGCCTACTACTCCGTGCGACCGAGCCGTAGGATACACTGGCAATAAATCTTATCCTGATACGCGGAATATTGAACTTGGCTCGGCAACTGGTACGGTCACTGTAGAGTTTAATGCTATTAGCGTACCTGATAGAATAAGAGTTTCATTTGATGGGGTTAATGTTATTGATTCTCAGTATCAAGGAGACACAAGTTATATTGCAAACAACGCGATTGTCGAAGATTTAGCTGAAGTTTTATCAGGTATCAATCCAGCTACATCAGCCCCTTATGTTGATCCTGGCACAGGGCAAGCTTATGAGCCTAACGGAACAGCTCAACTGCCTACCGAAGAAAACGGAGGCTTTATTGGAGGTACTAATGGGGTTACTACAACATTTACCTTTAATAAAAATACAGCAACAACTTTTTGTGTAGTAGAAGTTTATGGCCCTCTTACAGGCACCGCGTACCGTGTAAACGTTTTATGTCCAACTTAATAGAAAAATTATGGCTCAATTATCACTTTTTATAGACGCTTCCACTTTATCAGAAGCCACGGCAGTATATACAACCTCAGCTTTAGACACTCTAGCGGCGGATGGTTACTACTCCGACGGAAATATAACACGCCAACAATTAAACGGGGTATTAGGGGCTTCTATAACATGCCCTGATTGTTCAGGCAGCACCCCTTCTGCTCCAACAACTTATAGTGTAATTCAAAATGTCACTAACAATATAGTAGGAACTTTAGGAGTAGATTATACTTTATCAGGAACAGGATATGATGGCGGAAATCCTGCTGGACCTGTTACGCAAACAAATGTAGAGGGCTATCCTTATTCTTTTGTAATTACAGCAACTCCAATAACGGGTAAACAATTTAGTTCTAGCGCGGCATTTAGCGCTACTAATCCTAGCGGTACTATTCCAAATGGCGGGTCTACGGTTACTAACACTTTGACTGGAAGCATAATATCTATACCTACAACTACAGCGGCGTTTTATTATTATTTAAATCCTTGCCCAGATGTAAACGGAGTAAGTCCAGCGGGTGGGTTTATTTACAGAACAGACGCAAACAAACCAGCGGCAGGCCAAAGATTTGTTACTACAAATACGCAAACCACACAATATTTTTACTATGATCAAACAGTTACACCTCAAACTACTGTTAATTTAATAGACCAATTAGAGTCAGTAGGAGGACGTAATTTAACACTAGAAGCTTTACCTGGTGAAACTGAGTGTCCAACTTTTAACACTACTAATGAAAACATTTATAGATTAAATAAGTGTAGTGACAACTCTAATGGTTTTTATTTTAACGACACAAGGTCTTTACCTACTTTAACACGTTTAGTTGATGGCAGTGGTACGATTTATATAATAGAAGAAGAATTACAAAAAGGTCAAGAAGCAGGATTGACAGAAATAACTAGTCTTTTACAAGTAGATATATTTGGCGTTACTGAATCTGACCGATCAAGCTTTAGAGGTCCAGCACAAGGATGCCCAAGTAGTTATTATGAGCTTCAAGCTTGCGATCAAACTCTAGCACAGTCTCAAGGTTTAAGAGTGTCAAGAAGGCCTTCAAACGATCCTTTCTTTTCAACTGGAGGCACAGATAGTGTTTACATTGACGATCAAGGAATTTGTTATAAAATATACGGAATTACCACTAATCCTGGCCAGTATGTTAGCTCTACCTCTTCTCAAGTAAATTTAGTAAGCTACATAGGAGACGATTGTCAATCATGCTCTGGAGGATATTTAGGCGGAGGGTTTTTCTTAGGCGGTTAATTTTATTACATTTGCTTTATAAATGTAATTAAATGAATTCTATTTATGTTCAAATAGCAAGCTATCGAGACCCTGAGTTAACACCTACTCTTCATAGCCTTTTAGATAACGCTAAACATCCGCATCTTTTAACTATATGCGTTGCCCATCAAGCCGATAAAAAAGACAAATGGGACACCTTAGAAGAGTTTAAAAACGACAATCGTTTTATTATTATTGATATTCCTGCCAAAGAATCAAAAGGCACTTGTTGGGCGCGACATCAAATTCAAAGATTTTACGACAATCAACAATATACTTTACAGCTAGACTCTCATCATCGTTTTGCTCAAAACTGGGATGAAACATGTATTAATATGCTTCGAGAGTTACAAATTAAAGGTAACCCAAAACCTATTCTTACTACATACCTTCCTTCTTACAGTCCAAAAAACGACCCTAAAGACCGTGTACATTCTGCATGGGGTATGGCTTTTGATAAATTCACGCCAAAGGGAATGGTATTTTTTAGGCCTTATTATTTTAAAAAAGGAATTATATCCCCTGTTCTTTCTCGTTTTTTTTCGGGACATTTTGTGTTTACTTTAGGAAAGTTTTGCACAGAAGTGCCCTATGATCCCTACTTGTACTTTCACGGAGAAGAAATAAGTATGGCGGCAAGAGCGTATACTTGCGGTTATTCATTATATCATCCTGACAAAATTGTAGCGTGGCATGAATACACTCGGGAAGGAAGAAACAAACACTGGGAAGATGTAAAAGAGTGGACTAGATTAGACGATAGTTCTCAAAAAAGAGTACGAGATTTACTAGGTATAGACAATCAAAAATGCACACCGTGCACTAAAAAAGCTTTATTAGGATATAACTTAGGCGGGCAAAAATCTTTAAAAGCGTACGAAGACTACGCAGGTATAAGATTTAGAGATAGAAGCGTACAGCAATCTACCCTAGACAACAAGCCACCTGAGCTTAGGTTTGAACAGTATCTAAACATTATTAAACACACTGCTGTTGTGGATAAGAAAGATTTAAAATATAAAACAGCAAAATTTGTCGCGGTAATCTATGAAGACAAACAAGGCGATCAAATTAACCGTCAAGATTACACGCCTGATGAAATAGCGGTTTTTGTAAAAGAAGATAAGATTGAAATTAATAGTGAATTCGTAGGAAGACCACCTTATAAATGCATAGTATGGGCTCACAGCAAAAAAAACAAATGGATTGACAAAATTGAACAGCTTATTTTGCCAGATTCATAATAATGATTTGCTTTTAAAATTAAGGTAGGTTTTGTGCTATTTATTTATTAATTTTGCGCCATAAAATTTTACCATTATGTCCCCATCCTACACTGTTATTTGCGCTTTCCTTGGCCTCATTACTTTTACTTATAACCTTTTTACTGTCAGTAGTTTAGAAAACAAATTGCTTGATGCTTTACAAAATCAAGATTATGTTTTTATAGAAAAAACTATTGACTCAAATCTTATTGATGTCAACATTAAAATTAAAGGTAAAACTCTTTTAATTTACGCTTGTATTTATGACAAGCCAGAGATGGTATTGTTGTTATTAAATAAAGGAGCTTTGCTTAATATGCCTTGCGATTTTGGATTTACTCCAGAGGAACATGCGGTGATGAATAATTCGATTTATGCTCTTGCTCAAATAATTATTGTAAAGGCATAGGAAATAAAATTGTAAATTTGTATTTATAATTAAAATTATGAGTTATTTGTCATGTACAGCCGCCGTAAGAACAGGCTCGTCATCACCTATTGTTGATCAATATTTAGGAGTAGATGGTGTTGTTTATAATGTTTTAAATCGTGAAATAATAGTAGTCCCCAATAACTTACAGTTAAGCGCAGGGCTAACGCCTTATGTTCAATCAACTTGGCTTAGTGGTTCTGGGACTATAGTTGGAACGGGAGTGGTTTTAGATTCTTTAGGAAATGAGTACGTAAGGTTTTATCCTTCTACCTTAATGACCCCTGCATTTAGCTTTGGTTCTCCTCAAGTATATTATCCCCCCAACCCAACAACTCCTTTAGTAAGTGGTGATTATACTGTGCTGACATTTGCCTTAACTATTACTGATCCTGATGGCAGAACAAAAGGAACTTCTCAAATATGTATTGGAGGAACAGAAATAACTCCTACCCCTACCCCTACATTTGTGCCTACTCTTACCCCAACGCCCACACCTGTTCCGCCGACGCCGACACCTACAGCAACCCCCATCTTGTATCCTTAAGATAGAAAAGTTGTATATTTGTGTCATATAATATTTAAATTATGGCATCCATACCTGCTTCTCCAAATCCTGTGGCAACTCCACAAATACCAACAGGGGAACTTTACACTTTAACTTACAGTGAAGGGGTAAACGGATGGCCTTCTTTTTATTCTTATCATCCTGACTATATGGTGGGTATGAATAATTATTTTTATACATTTTCAGGAGGTAATTTATATAGACACAACACCAATAATAGTAGAAATAATTTTTACGGAGTACAATACAATTGTAAAATGACTACCGTTATAAATGAAAGTCCCCTTGAAAATAAATTGTTTAAAACATTAAGTCTAGAATCAGACTCTCCCTGGAACGTTGTTATGAACACAGATATGAACAATACAGCGTTTATAAATAACACCTGGTTTGAGTTAAAAGAAGGAGCTTACTATGCCGCTATAAAAAATACAAATCAAAGCCCTGCAACTTTAGCTGACTTTAACTTTAGGTCAGTAAACGGGATTGGAAATACCACTGGGTTTACAATGACAAACCCTAGAGTTTTTACTTTTACAGTCGCCATAGACTCTATTATTAGTATAGGAGACTATCTTTATTATCTTAATGAATTTACTAATTCACCAGCTTTAGCTGGAGTTATTACCACTAAAGACGCCACCACTATAACTGTAGACAGCACTATAAATGGTGCAACAAATCCAACCACCAACACACCCTTAATGATGGCATTAAAAAATTCTATTGCCGAATCACATGGAGTGTTAGGTCATTACGCGTTAATGACACTTGAAAACATAGGACCAGCTAGAGCGGAGTTATTTGCTATTGAATCAGAATTAATGAAAAGCTATCCTTAATTTTTAGTATCTTTGCTCTAGAATGAAATTTAATTTAAGACAATTGTCTCCTGACGATTATGACACTTATTTGCATAAATGGTGGACTGATTGGGGATGGCAACCACCAGCTAAAGAATTTCTTCCTGAGAATGGCGCAGGAGGTTTAATTGTAGAAGAAAACAAAACTCCTGTTTGTGCAGGATTTATTTATGTAACAAACTCACAAGTAGCGTGGGTTGATTGGATTATATCCAACAAGGAGTATAACAATAAAGAGAACCGTAAAAAAGCTATTGATTTGTTAATTGAAAGTCTTACAAATGTGTGTAAAATGAATGGTAATAAATACGTTTATGCTCTTATCAAACACAAAAATTTAATGGAAGTATATAAAAAACACGGGTATATTGTGGGTGATCAGTACAACCAAGAAATGATAAAAGGATTTTAATATGGCAATAATAACAGGAACAGCAATAGCGGGAGCTACAATTGGTGCAGGCACTATAGCTGCGGGAGCTGGTTTTGCTTTAAGCGCCGCAGGTACAACTAAAAGTTTTATCGATGCGGGTAAAGCTCGAAGGGACGCTCAAGCAGCTAGCAACAAGGCGACCAAAGCTTTTGAAGAAGCGGAAAAAAAATTAGATGTAAATTATTTAAAAGGGCTGTCTATAAAAAAAGAACCTTATGAGTTGGCTAGAGAAGCGGGTCTTTCAGGCGCTGCTCAAATATTGCAAGCAGGAAGAGAGGGTGAGCTTAGAGGCGCAGTTTCTACAGCTGGTAGAGCACAACTATTAAATCAACAACAGCAAAATCAAATTAGAATGGCTATGGGTCAAGAGGCTCAAAAAATACAAAGAGATGCGGCTAACGAAGATCTTAGGTTAGCAGGTGCAAAAGCAAATCTAAAGCTCAGACAAGCAGCTGGTTTTGAATCTCAAGCGGCTGATGCAAGAGCTAGAGAGCAAGCTTTAAAGCAAGCAGGGGCACAAGGGGTAGTAAGCCTTGGAACACAAGCACTGAAGGCAGCTCCTTTATATCCCTCAGCAAAAGATGTAACTCAATTGCCTTATTCTGGCGCACTAATAGATAATAAAGCTATAGATGCACAAATATTAAAACCTAACAACCCAAATTTTGGAGTAGATAGTCAATTTATCTTTGACCCTGCATCTTTAAGTAGACCTGGTTTTTTAGACGGAGTAAGTATTATAGAAGATAATGAAACTAGGATAGTATAATTATGGCGGGATATGGGTATGTAAGAGACAGTAAGCCTAATATAATTAATTGGGCAGACATTGGGAAACAAATGTCTGATGCTATTGATAAAGAAATTACAGGCAGACAGAAAAGAAAAGATGAGATAAACGCAAAGTCGGCAGAGTTTTCTAGTCAGCTGTTAGACCAACCTCAAGGATCTTATGCAGAAGCCAACCGGTTTATGTCTGATTTTTCTAGTCAAGCCTCTAAACAAGCCTTAAGAGATTTACAAGCTTTAAAGTCGGGAGTTATTTCTGAACAAGAGTATTATCAAAGAAGAGCTAATTTAAAAACAGGAACGGATTTAATGTTTAAAGCCGGGAATTCGTTTAATGAAAATTACCAAGCTTCTATGGATAGAATTAACAACGGAGAAGCTAGTGTTTTAGAAGCGGATTTAAAAGCGCAAATGGAAGGCTATTTAAATTTTGCTAAAAGTGGATCATATATTAATCCTTTAACAGGTAGCGTTAATGTTTCCATCTTAGATGAATTTGGCAATGTTTCCTCTAAACGAGGAGACTTTATGGACGCTTCAGAACTTGTTAGATTATCAACAGAAACTTTTAATAATTTTAAATTAGATGCTACTTTAAATCAAGTCGCAGACGCTTTAGGCACCTTTACTTACCAAGACGCATCCGGCAAAGAAGTTAGTGTCACCTCTTTAAATTTTGAATCTTTAACAGAAGAGCAACGAGATGAATTTATTAAAAATATAAATGGTGCAGTGGACTTTCAAGTTGATGCCATAGTGGGTGGTGTTAATTCAAAAGTAGCAGCTAGCATACTAGCTGATCACAGCGGCACAAAATACAGTTTAACTTTTGACGAAAAAAATAAAGACGTTAATAAAATATTTTACGATCCAAACGGAAATGTTGTTTTAACAACGGCTCAATTAAATAAGGCTAAAGATATAGTTAGAAATAACCTTAAAACAAAAGTAGATGCTTCGATAAAACAGCCTCAACCTAAAACACCAACCGGAACAGAAATAAACGCTAGAAATAAACTAGAGGCAAACATTAGATTAGGTGAGTTTTTTAGAAACGCTTTAGCCGCTGGAAACGACCAATCTTTAAATGAAAATTTACAGGTAGTTCTAGAATTTAACCCTAACATAACCAGCATAAGAAAAGTAGGTAAAGATTCTATAGTATATTCTATTATTAATGATCAAAATAAATTGGTTAAAAAAACTATTACTTTATCCGATGATATTAAAGGAAGTGTAGAAAAAGGATTGCAACAGTTGTTAGGCCCAAAAATAAACGTGGCAGAAATAGTAGACAGCATAAACTTTGATGGGTATACTATTACTGATGAAGAAGGAATATACAGACCAGACCCAATAAAAGAAATAAAAAGTATAGACGACCCTAATAATTATTTAACAAGATTTGAAGGGGATAACCAGATTAATACAAAAGTTTCAGATGCTATAGAAAATATAACAGAAGTAAATGAAGAAAAAGCCAAAGACATTAAAGAAATTCTTTTAAAACAAAACTTTCAAAATGGTGATGTAGAAATATATGAAGAAAAAATTGAACCATCTAACGTGGACTTAACAAGAGGAGTAAATGTCCCAAAAGAATTAAAACCACCGGTAACAAAAAAAGGATTTATAATAAAAATACCTTCATTAAACATTGAAGAACGTGTGCCGTTTACAAACGACATTCAAGATGTTATAAAGAAAATTCTAAGTGATGCGACGGAACAAGTAAGACAGGCCAATCTACAGTTAAAAAATGTAGGTTCTAATGTACCACAAGATCAATCACAAGATAAAAAGAAAACTCCAATATCACCATAATAACAGTGTCTCATGGATGAAAAAAAAATAATTGAGCTTTACGATTTTTTTAATGACGAAGGTTATAATATTGGCGATTTAGATAATTTTAAACGTGCGCTTTTATTAGATAGTCCTCAACGGGAGGAACTCTATAACTTTTTTGACGCTGAAGGTTATAACTTAGGAGAGTTTGATAATTTTTTTTTATCCCCATCACAAGATATGGTTTCCGAATCGGCCGCTGGTGGATCGGAGCAACTTACAGTCCAAGACCCACAAACAGAGCAATTTCGAAACACTCAAGTAGGATCTCCCCCACAAACTGAACAAGATACCGCTATAGAAAGAGCGTTTGGTAAAAACGAAGTCACCGATTTTTTTGGCGATTTATATAGGTCAGGGGTGCAAGGAATAAATCAAGGGGCTACTGTTGATGATGCTTTGCAATTATTTGCTCAAGGTAAAAATGTATCTGATGAAGATTTACAAGAATACATAGGAGCCGTCAAGAATATGGAATCCTTTGGGCCTTCTGAAGAAATGCAAGATTTCACAAAAATATACGAGGATGAGGGCAAAGGGCTTTATGGATTTATAAAAGGAGTAGTTAACAACCCATCCGTATTACCTCAACTGTTTACTTCATCTATAGCTGCTATGCTAAATCCAGCTTCTCTTGCAGCCGGAGCTGTAGGTGCGGCAGGAGGGACAGCTATAGCTCCTGGAGTTGGAACTTTAGCAGGGGGGATCGCTGGTATATCTGGTGCTTTGGAAACAGGGTTGTCTTATACGGAATTTTTAAAAGAAGAGCTAGAAAAAAAGGGATTAGGTTTTGATGAAGAGGGTATAAGAAAAATTCTTGAAGATGAAGACGCCATGGATTCAATTCAAAATAAAGCGCTTGGAAGAGGTATATCTATTGCTGCTATTGATGCTTTAACTGGAGGATTAGCTGCGGGAGTAACTAGAAAAGCGGCGTTAAAAACAACCAAGACTTTAGCGGGTACTTTGGGGGTTACAGTTGAGGCGGTAGGTGGCGCAACAGGTGAAGCCTTAGCTAGAGAAGTGGCAGGGCAAGAGCAAGATGTGGCTGAAGTATTATTTGAAGGTGCTACAGGACTCTCCACCGCTCCCATATCTATTGCATTAGGGCTTAGTAAACCAGCAAAATATAAGTTAAACGGTGGTAGTGCTACTTTAAAACAAGTGCAAACTTTACTTAATAAAGGAACAGCACAAGAAATTGCAGCTACAGATATAAGTATAGAGAACAATTCTGAATTAAAAGCCCTAGCTGAAACTAAAAAAAAAGACGTTATATTAGAACAAGAATTAAAAAATGTTTTCCCTGATATACCTGATGAAGGGATACAAGAATTATTGCCTCTAGAAAAAAGAAGAAGAGCTTTAATAGATAACCCAACTAAAAGTG